TGTATCAGATTTCGAAACAACGATTAGAAGAATTTAGAGGAGGGATAAACCATGAATAAAGACTGTAACGGCTGCTTCGGGGCAGCAGGAGACGATTGCCAGAAATGCCAAGAAGTTGACGAAGTGACGACACCAAAGCTGGATATCACACCGGAGCTGGCGATAGCAGCATACAACACACTGATTGATTATTGCAAACAGTTTAGTTCGGAAACAAACTGTGGAAATTGCATATTTGATAAGATTCAGTACCCGGAATCAGACGAAACGGTATGTACTCTGAATTTCTATCATATTTGTCCTGTAGACTGGGATAAGATTACACTTCCTTCCTTGGACGGCAACACCGTTACCTACATAAAAGATGGTCAGATCAAGCGGATCACTTGCAGTCGGAAGGAAGAGGCACAGGAGTTATTTGAGGAGGTAAAGAATGTACAAAAATAGTGAAGGATACCATGATCAGACACAGGGAGATGCTATAAATGGTGTTAGAAGAGAAGAACGGCAGCGAGCCCTGGAACGTAAACACGGGTATAGCCGTGGGCAGAAAATCGTAGTCGAAGCAAAGGTACGAGAAGATAAAGGTGGCAGACGTATTTTTGTGAAAAAGAAGGTTACATACACAGTAAAACAGCTTTTCCCACACTGTATTCTTTTAGAGGACAAGCATGGGCTTCGGATCTGCCCAAGCTATGCCAGATTGGAAGCAATGCAGCGGGGAGAGGAAGAGGAATAAATAATTCAGGAGGAGACAATGGACGAAAAAGAACTGACAGAAAATGAGAAGAAAAAAGAATATCTGAAATCGTATAGGAAAGCACTGAGAAGAGAACAGCGTATTCTTGACGAGATCCAGTGTCTCCGCCTGGATAAAATGTTTCCTTCCGTTATTCAGGATGGGATGCCGCACGGCAGCAGTCAGACGGACTTATCGGGATACGCGGCGACTTTGGACGAAATGATCGAAGATCTGAAAAAAGAGCGTCTGGAAAAGGTCAAGATACGCAAGAAGATAGAGCAGAGCATCCAGAACCTGGAGGACGAGGATGAACAGGAAGTGCTGAGGTTGAGGTACATAAACGGATTAGCATGGGGAGAAGTAGCTGAGGAAATGGGATTTTCTACTAGAAGAGCAACGCAGATTCATGGAAATGCATTGTTGAACCTTAAAATATAAACATTTCCTTTTATTTCCTACTCACCTTATGATATAGTGTAAATGGAATTTGATGAACAAAAATCATTAATCCCCCATCTCACGGCAGCCAGGTGTCACAGCTTGGCTGCTGAATCAAAGGCATCTGGCAGAAGTCAGGTGTCTTTATTGTTTAAAAAGGCAAGGTGCAAATATGGATGAAAGATATATATTCAATGCGGCACAAAATGAATACGCAGGAACGATTCATAAAATGGCAGTTATAGCATTGCAAGAAGGGTATAAATTTATTTTGTTTAATGATCGAGTGTATTGTATATCAGAAGATATAATAATCAATACAGGATTAACCAGAAATGATATTTTGCAACATTCATAGCAATCAAAATATAAAGAAGCACCCATCGGGGTGCTTTTCTCATGCAAAAAAAATCATGCCCTCATACATGGTACTGGAAACCGCTGCTCAGCCAAAAAGAGGTGAACCTGAGTGACAAAGAAACAGAAACGATTTATAGAAGAATACCTGATTGACCTGAATGCCACTCAGGCTGCCATCAGAGCCGGCTACAGCCCGGATACAGCAAAATCTATCGGAAGTGAAAACCTGACAAAACCTGACATTCAGGTGCGTATTGCAAAAGCTATGGCAGAACGCAGCAAGCGCACTGGTGTCAATGCTGATCGGGTGGTAACAGAACTGGCAAAGATTGCCTTCGTAAACGCCAGCGACGTGATAGATGCCGATACAGCGACGTTAAAGCCGGATGCAGCTCCTGAGGACACCGCTGCCATTCAGTCAGTGAAGGTAAAAACCTTCGGTGAGGATGGACTGGAACGTGAAATCAAAATGGCTGATAAATTAAAAGCCCTGGAATTGCTAGGCAAACATCTTGGTATGTTTAAAGATAAAGTAGAGCTGTCTGGCATTGATGAAGAAAAGAATAAACTTGATGATCTGCTTCAGCAGATGCGGGGAGGTGGTTAAGCTTCATGAGTTCTGAGAGATTGATATTATCAGAAAAATACAAAGCCTTCCTGAGATGTGATGCCCCTGTAGAATATCTTGAAGGGACCTGACCACGGCAGCAGGAAAAACTACAGTGGGCCTTTTTAAGTTTATGCTGAAGGTTGCTGAGAGCCCAAAGAAACTCCATATCCTTGCGGCAGATGATACCGGAGCGGCAGAAAAGAACATCATCAATAAAGACTTGGGGATTCTGGATGATTTTGGAGTTCTTGCAGAGTACAAAGGTAACGGATCCGGAGAATACAAGATGCCGCATATCCTGTTCCACACATCCGCCGGAGACAAGATCATATTTGTAATCGGCTACGGAAACAAAAGGAAATGGAAGGACGCTCTTGGCGGGCAGTATGGCTGCCTGTACATTGATGAGATCAACACCGCGGATATAGATTTTGTCCGGGAGTCTGCTATGAGATGTGATTATCTGATGGCAACCCTGAATCCGGATGATCCGAACCTGGATGTGTACAAGGAGTATATTAACTGTTCTAGGCCTCTTCCGGAATGGGAAGAAGAAACACCTAAGGAAATTAAAGATGAGCTGAAAGAAGAACCAAAACCTGGCTGGGTCCATTGGTTCTTTTCTTTTAAAGATAATGCAGGACTTCCGGAAGAGAAGCTGCAGAAAATCATCCAGAACACGCCAAAAGGAACTAAGATCTGGAAAAATAAGATTGAGGGGCTTCGGGGAAAAGCCACTGGACTGATTTTTCCGAACTTTGACCGGAAGAAACATGCTGTTTCTACTGAGTGGGTACAGCAGCAGATCAAATCCGGAAAGCTGAAATTCAAGAAATTTACAGCAGGATTAGATACCTCGTATTCCAGCAAGTCACCAGATACGATTGCTATGGTATTTCAGGGGATCACAGAAGACAGGAAGCTGATTACGCTATCAGAAAAGGTTTATAACAATGCAAAACTGGAAGTTCCTTTAGCTCCTTCCGATACAGCAGTAAAATTCATTACATTCCTGGAACAGTGCCGGAAGGAATGGGGATTTGCCAGGGATGTATTTATTGATAATGCGGATCAGGCGACGATTACCGAGCTGAATAAGTACAAGCGGCTGAAAGGCTGCCTGTACAGTTTCTATGACAGCTATAAAAAGGTTGCGATTCTGGATCGAATCAATCTGCAGATCGGATGGATCCAGCAGGGGTGTTATTTAGTAGTAGATACCTGCACGGAGCATCTGGCGGAGTTAGATTCCTACAGCTGGAAAGAAGATAAGGATGAACCGGAGGATGGACATGACCATACTATTAACAGCCAGCAGTACGCCTGGATTCCTTACAGGCATCTGATCGGCTTTGAGGAGGATGAGAAATGAGGTGGACGAAAAGATTGAGCGAAAATGTAAAACGTGGGATCCGGAGCTGGCTGAATGTCCAGGAGGCAAGTCCTGCCAATATACTGATTAATGAGACTTTAGATTACGAGGCAAATGCAATCAAAAATCGGATCTGGTACCGCGGAGACAGTGAGGAACTGCAGCAGCTTTATAACCAGATTGATACAGGAGTAGATAAATATAAGTTCTGGGCCTGCAAGAGTACACCGGGACAGGAAATCAGGAAGATCCATACAGGACTTCCGGCTCTGGTTGTAGATACTCTGGCAGGAATTACCCTGGCAGATATGGATATCCAGATTGAAAAAGACCGGGAAGCTCAGGAGTTGTGGGAGCAGATTGATAAAGACAATAAATTCCGTAAAAAACTGGAAAAAGCGGTAAAAGAAACTCTCTACATAGGAGACGGGGCTTTTAAGGTATCTTTTGATACACAGCTGAGCCAGTATCCGATCATTGAGTTTTACCCGGGAGACAGGATCGAACTGGTAACAGAACGTGGAAGGGTCAAGGAAATTATATTTAAGACGGCGTACAGGCATGACCGCCGGGAATATGTTTTGTATGAACACTACGGATACGGAACGATCACATACGAACTGTATCGGGGAAATACACAGGTTTCATTGCAGAGTATTCCTCAGACTGGCAATCTGGTAGATGTGGCATTCGGAACGGACAAGCCGGAAGGGAAATATATGATGGCTGTTCCGATCCAGTTCTACGAATCCGGGAAGTGGGATGAACGGGGACAGAGTATCTTTGATAAAAAGATAGATTCCTACGATGCTTTTGATGAGGTGTGGTCACAATGGATGGATGCGGTCCGCATGGGACGCGCAAAGGAATATATTCCGGACTGCCTGATTCCCAGAAATCCGGAAACCGGAGAAATGATGAGACCGAATCATTTTGATAACCGTTTTATTGCAGTGGGAAACGATATGTCAGAAAACGCCAAGAATATGATTGATGTGGAGCAGCCGAATATTCCTCATGAAAGTTATCTGGCATCCTACTGTACAGCGCTGGATCTCTGCCTGCAGGGGCTGATCAGTCCGTCAACACTTGGAATTGATGTAAAAAAACTGGATAACAGTGAGGCGCAGAGGGAAAAAGAAAAGGCTACGCTCTATACCAGAGATACCATCATCAATGCACTGCAGGTGGATATCCCTCTTCTGGTAGAAACCGTGCTGAAGGCTTATAACGAGTTTTTCGGGAAGCTGGTAAAACCGGTCGATGTGACGGTAGAGTTTGGAGATTATGCAAACCCGTCCTTTGAATCCCAGATAGAGACGATCAGCAAAGCCAGACAGGGACAGATCATGTCGGTGGATGCAGCAGTGGATGAACTCTATGGTGATGATAAGGATGATTCCTGGAAGCAGGAAGAGATTAAACGGCTGAAGGAAGAACTGGGAATCGGAGAAGTGGAAGAACCGGGCGTTAATCTGGATGCTAGCGGATTTCAGGTGAATACAGGAGGAAATGATGAAGGTAAAGGTGGCAAACAGAACATACAGAATGAACCGAAAGGAGTTCCAGGGACTTCTGCAGATAGCAAAGGAACAGGTTCCGAAGGGAGTGTACGCGGTGGAAAAAGGTGATTACGCAGAATTAAGAAATGATCATTGCGCAAGCACTACTCAGCTGAAAGCACTGATACGGCAGTTTAAAAGCCAGGGGTTTAAGGTACATGCAAACGGGAGGTGATCCCATTGCCTAAAATTAACGATCAGTACGATATTGGAGAGGCTTTTGAAGCGATTGAGAACGAACTGATTGCTTCCATGATCCGGAATTTGCGCCGGCACAAGCAGGAAGAGATTGACGAGAAAAAGCAGTGGTCCATGTGGCAGGCAGAACAGCTGAAAGCTCTGGAAAAATATAAAAAGTTTAACCAGAAAAAGTATGGTCAGCAGTTCAAGGATATCAATAAAAAGATTCAAACCCTGATTAGCATTGCCAGATCAGAAGGAGAAATGGATCAGGAGATTGCGATCCTGGAAGCCATTAAAAAGGGCTTTCCGGCAAAAAGGATCTCCAAAGGGGCTGCAGCAGAGTTTTTTAAGCTGAATGAAAGAAAGCTGGAAGCTCTCATAAAGGCCACTACAGACGATATGAAAAAGGCTGAGACAGCAGTCCTACGTATGGCCAACGATCAGTACCGGAAGATAATCTATAACGCCCAGGTGTATGCCAATACAGGAACCGGAACCTACGAAAAAGCGGTGGACATGGCTTCAAAGGACTTTTTATCAGCAGGATTGAACTGTGTGGAATATGCCAATGGAGCCCGCCATACCATTTCGGATTATGCTGATATGGCTATCCGGACAGCCTGTAAGCGTGCTTACCTGCAGGGAGAGGGCGTAAAGCGCCAGGAATGGGGAATACATACGGTTATTGTGAATAAGCGCGGAAACCCCTGCCCGAAATGCCTTCCATTCTGTGGAAAGGTACTGATTGATGATGTGTGGAGTGGTGGGAGCCGGAAAGATGGTTCTTATCCGCTTATGAGTACCGCAGTAGCCCATGGCCTTTATCATCCCAGATGTAAAGACAGTCATACCACATATTTTCCGAGAATCTCCACAGCGGATGATACCTGGACGAAGAAGGAGCTGGAAGCCATTGGCCTGAAGAGCAAGGCAGAAGCCCGGCGGCAGTATGCGGAAAGACAGGAGAAACGGTTTGGAAGGCTGGCGGAGCATTCATTGGATCCGGAGAATCAGAAAAGATATCTTCAGAAAGAAAGGATATGGAAACATGCCAGATTCCGAACAGGAAATAAAGATACTTCTGATTACTTGGATTCACAAAGAAATAAGACATTTTTCGGAATACCAGCAGACGAGAGTGCGTCTTGGAAGATGCCAACAAAGAAAGAAGGTGCAGTATCTGATTTACTTGAATATGTATTTAATGGCGAGAAGTTTCAGGTTGATGGAAAAAGAGTTTTGTTAGACTATTCGGAACATGAAAGAAAAATCGCAGAAATCATTGCAAAAGAAAGCGGTAAGAAAGTAGAGATGGTCCCAAGAGTAACATTCCCGCAGAACGTTCAAACACCAGATTATTTGATTGATGGCATGAAATTTGATTTAAAAACACCAACTGGAAACGGGAAAAATACTTTGTATGGAATGGTGAAATCAAAAAAGAGACAGGCAAATAATTTTGTAATATGTGCAGACCAGACGATATTGAGCATGGAAGACATAGAAGAACAGATTCGAGGGATATACTCGTCAACCCACACAAGCTTCGTTGATATAATTGTTTTGGTGAGAGATGAAAAAATTATGAAAGTATATGCAAGGAAAAAGTAAGAGCCGTTTTCGCTCCCGGCAACTCAAAAGATGAGGCAAAAGGGGGAACAAAACGACTCTTATTAAGATATCTTATAAATATTTTACAGCAATATACATGATTTTTCAAGAGAAAATGATAATTCCCATCGGAATAAAGGCCGGTGGTATTTTTTATGGAGGATTATATGAAACATGGATTTTGTGGGACAAGAATTTATAATATCTGGAAAGAAATGCGTAGGCGTTGTAATTGCAAAACAGGAGCACATTATAGTGCTTATGGGGGACGTGGGATAAGAATATGCAGTGAGTGGGACGATTTCATGAGTTTTTATTCGTGGTCTATACAGAATGGGTACGATGATACACTGACGATTGACAGAATCGATGTTAATGGAGATTATTCACCTGATAATTGCAGATGGGTATCTATGAAAGAGCAAGAAAATAATAGGAGAAATAATCATTTATTAAAATACAAAGGACAACTGAAAACTATTTCTCAGTGGGCAGAAATTTACGGATTATCTTATCGAATTATTTATCGTAGATTAAAAGCGGGATGGACAATTGAAGAGGCTTTAACTATTCAAGGAAGACCAGGCAGATATCACAAGAAAAGAGCCTGATTTTTTTATACCCATTTTTAAGAAAGGAAAGATGAAAAGCTATGATGAAAGCAATGTTAAGCCAGCCAATGGCAGGGAAAACAGATAAGGAAATCAAAGAAACGAGAGAAAAGGCAATTAAGGTGCTGAAAGAGAAAGGATATGAAATTGCCAATACTCTCTTTACGGATGAATGGTACAGTAAGGAGAGCATGAAAGAACGGGGAGTTGTTCAGATTCCGTTGTGCTTTCTTGCAAAGTCGCTTGAAAATATGTCTCTGTGTCATGCAGCGTACTTCTGCAAAGGCTGGGAAAATGCCAGAGGGTGTAGAATTGAACATGATGCAGCAGTTGCATATGGACTGGATGTGATTTATGAGGAATGATACAAAAATATAAAATAACCAAAGATGCGGACATGCTGGCGCCAAACTGGCTGACAGACCGCATAGACTATAAAACAGTAAAATTTTTGTACGGCATCTGTGATGGCGCAGAAATCTTGAAAGGGGTGAGGGTAAATGACCAGACGGCCAAAATCGGTGATACGATTTGCTTTGATGGTAAGAGGTTATCAGTAGAAAGGCGGTGATCCAGATATCTCCCGTTGAGACGCAGGGTGAAGCGTCTTATTTTTATGCTCCGAAGAGCTTAAACTACACGGAGACACCGGGTTATCAACTGTTTTGTGAGACACACATAAAACTGTCAGGCGCAGACAGCGCGAAAAAACTGTAAAGGAGAAGAGAAATGGACAAGTCAATGAGAATCCCTATGAATCTGCAGCTTTTTGCGGAATCGGGAGGAGAACCTGCAGGCGGTGATCCGGGAAGCGGAGCGTCAGGGAACCAGCAGAATCAGAATAATCAGCAGGCAGGACAGTCTTTCCAGTTTGATTATGAAAAGCTGGCAAGTATTGTGGCAGGAAAGCAGTCTGCCACAGAGGAAAGCGTCCTCAAAGGTTATTTTAAGCAGCAGAATCTTACCAGGGAGCAGGTAGATCAGGCAATCGCATCATACAAGGAGCAGCAGGCGGCCAATACGCCGGATATTGGTGCGCTTCAGCAGCAGGCGGCTCAGGCTCAGGCGGCAGCACAGCAGGCCAGTATCGAGAAAGAAGCCATGTTTATGGCAGGAGAGCTTGGCGTAGATCTGAAAACCATGCCATATGTGCTGAAGCTGGCGGATTTATCTGCGGTTGCAGATGATAAGGGTGCGATCAACAAAGAAACATTAAAAGCAGCATTAAACAAAGTGCTGGAGGAATTGCCACAGTTAAAGCCAGATGCCCAGACTTCTCAGGGAGGCTTTCGGCAGATCGGTTCCGGTGGAGGACAGGCATCAACAAGTACGGAAGATCAGCTGGCGACGATCTTTGGAAATAAAAAATAAAGGAGAGTGCAGAAATGGCAGTATATGAATATGCAGAACAGTTTGAAAAACAGCTGGCACAGAAATATGAAAGGGAACTGGTGTCTTATGAGCTTACCCAGTCCAACCAGGGCATTAAGTTTTTAAATGCCCAGACAATCAAGATCCCCAGATTAACGGTATCCGGTTATAAGGATCATAACAGAAACGGTCTGAATTTTAATGCGGGAACCGTATCCAATGACTGGGAGCCGAAAAAGCTTGCCCATGACAGGGATATTGAGTTTGCCATTGATCCCATGGATGTAGATGAAACCAATCTGGTAACAGAGATTGCCAATATCCAGAACACGTTTGAAGAAGAGCAGGCAATCCCGGAAAAAGACAGTTATCGTTTTTCCAAGCTTCTTGCAGAAGCGGATACCTACAAAGAAAAAGGCGCTGTTGTGGATCAGGAGGTTCTTACAGATGCAAATATCCTGGAATGGTTTGATGAACAGATGGCGATCATGGATGATAAGTCTGTTCCTCAGGAGGGACGCATCCTGTACCTTACCTCCGCGATGCAGAAGCTTCTGAAAAACGCAGAAGGCATTACAAGAACTATGAGCGTAGGAGCAGCAGGTGTTATCAATCGTCAGGTACATGGCCTGGATGATGTAAAACTGAAACCAGTACCTTCTGCAAGGTTTAAGACAAAGTATAATTTTACGGATGGATGCACACCGGCAGTAGATGCAAAACAGATCAATATGATGCTGGTACATCCGTCCTGTGTGATTTCCCGTGACAAATATGCCTACATGAAGGTGTTTACTCCGGGAACCGACAGCCGTACTGCAGACAAGTATATTTATCAGAACAGATATTATACGGACACCTTCCTGATTGAAAGAAAGTCCTGTGGTATCGCGATCAACAGGGAGGCACAGGACTAATGAGAGCAGAAAAGGGAAATAAGGTTTATATCATTTCAGATGAGCAGAAAGAGGATTATCTGAATGAAGGGTTTGACATTATTTCAGATGAGGGGCAGGTCCTTGCCTATGGGCGAGGGAAAAGCGTGCCATATGAAAAGTATGCAGCCTTGAAGTCTGAAAATGAAGCACTGACAAAAGAACTGGAAAATCTGAAATCGGGTATGAAAGAGGAAAAACCGGAAACAGAGACAGCAAAAGAATCATCTGAAGCCAAAACAGGAAAAACCCGGAAATGAGGTGATGAGGATGGCTTACATACCATATGCATCTGAGATCTATTACGAGGTCAGTTATGGAGGCTGCCTGATTCCGGAAGATGAGTTGAGAAGAGCACTGCTCCAGGCTTCCCGTCATGTAGATACTCTGACTTATAATCGTATTGTAGGCCGTGGGTTTGACAACCTGACGGAATTTCAGAAGGACGTGATTCGGGAGGTTGTGTGCCGCCTGGCAGACTTTGAACATGAAAACGCAGATGAGATCAGCAGTGTTTTAAGTTCGTACAGTATCAATGGAGTTTCGGCTCAGTTCGGCAGTTCCTGGAATGTGTTTACAGACAGGGGAATTGCCATGAAAAGAGATGATTATGCGCTGTTGTGGCAGACAGGTCTGTGCTGTGGATTGTTGAGGTGATGGTATGAGATATCCTAAATTAGTGCCGGAAAAGCTGTGTAAGATAGATATTGTTCTGGAATTTGAGCAGGAAGGGCTTTCTGAATATGGAGAGCCCCTTCCTGCAATTTCATGGACAGGGAAATGCAACTATCAGGACAGGGCAAAGGCAATCTACACTGCGGAGAAAAAGACAGTGCAGATCACCGGGACAGCCCTGCTCGGTGCGGATCCCTGTCCGGAGCTTCCGGTCATATCCTCTGGCACAGCTATTGTCATGGGGGTGAAACGGCACATTGTACAGGGGAGAAAGGCCAGGAATCCGGATGGCACAGTGAATTATGTGGAGGTGCTGCTGATATGATCAAGGTGAAATCCTCCGTAAAGCTGAATATGCCGCAGATCCAACAGCTTACCCAGGCGCAGGTTACTGCTCTGGAGCAGACGGCAGAAGCTTTGCATACGGAAGTAGTGCAGGCCCAGGTATTTCCGTTTGATACCGGAAATCTTCAAAATGAAAGCACTTTTGTGGATTATTCTGAGAGTGGAAAAGGAAAAGTATCTATTGTTTCCAGCACACCTTATGCGCGCCGATTGTATTTTCACCCGGAATATCATTTCCGGAAAGGGGAAAACCCAAATGCACGGGGCAAATGGTATGCAGACTGGATTCCTGGTGGATCGCAGGCTGATTTTGCAATCAGGGCATATAAGGAAAATTACAGGAGGCTGACAGGCATATGACACTAAGAGAAATCCGTGATTTTGTTGATGAGCTGGGAGCTTCTGAGCATGTTTATATGGGGAAGCTGGACAGCAAACCGGAGAAATCCATAGGGGTTTATAACAGTAAGCACACGCGTGAGTACAAGGTGGCTCTGGGAGGCTCCCATATGAGCTCCTACGAGACAAAATATGTGACGTTGCTGATACATTGGAATAAATCCCCAACAGACACAGAAGAGGCCGGGAAACGCTTATTTGAAGCACTGACGGTCACAAGAGAAAATGGAAAGATAAAGTTTATTCAGCCGCTTTATGAGCTGCAGGACGTAGGCACGGATGAGTTTGGTGTTTACGAAATGGTCATAGAGGCGGCTTTTGTATGCAGAAAGGAGAATGAAGATGCCAGAACCAGGTAAAAAAACAGGAGTATTTCCGTGCTATGAAAATCAGTTTCAGGTAGGAGATGCAAAAGAAGGAGCAACAGGAATTGCAGATATGGAAAGTTTTTCCGTATCGTTCGATAACGGAGTGGAAGAGTGGACACCCTTTGACACAGAGGGATGGATCCGGCGCCTGCTGACTGCAAAAGGGATTACGATCACAGTAACCGGTAAAAGAAATGTCAGTGATAAAGGAAATGATTTTGTGGCTGGAAAAGCATTCCTGAATGGAAGGGATGTGGAAGGCTATTTCGGCTGGATCTTTCCGGACGGAACAACCGTATCCTGGAATGAAGCGGTATTTAACGTGACAAATATCGGTGCAGGAGATTCTACTGCGGTTGGTCCTCTGGAATTTGATGTGATGAGCAATGGAAAACCAACGATCACTCCGCCATCGGATGTATCGCAGGCAATGATGAAAGCGTCCATGAAAAAGCTGGAACAGACCATGAAGGAGGGCAAATAAATGGAAAAGATTGTAGATATCACAGATAAATTATGCTTTGACGAGAATCCGGTGATGCAGATTGGTACTCTGGAAGTGGAAGTAAATGCAGATGCAGAAACTATGCTGCGGCTTATGGGAGCTTTTGGAAACAAAGGAGAACTTCAGGCAGTGGAAGAGGCTTTGAACCTGATCTTTAAGCCGGAGGACGTGGAGAAGATCTGCAACATCAAAAAAGGAAAGAAAAAGCTTTCTGCAAAATCCCTGATGGTGATTGTTCAGGAGGCCATGGCTCTTGTTATGGGAGAGGACGAAGAGGGAGAGCAGTGACCCGTACTACGATCTGACTGGTGACTTTGATTTGATCATAGCATCTTTCCAGTCGCAGTACGGGATTCGTTTATCCAAAGAACTTCCGTCCGGGATGAAATGGGGGGAATTCCGGGATCTGCTTGTTGGTCTCGGGCCCGATACGGCTCTCGGGCGGATTGTTTCCATAAGGGCAGAAGAGGACAAAGAGGTATTGAAGCATTTTACAAAGGAACAGAAGAGAATCCGGAATGAATGGCGGAACAGGCGTGCAAAGAAAACATCCATGGACGATATGATGCACATGCTGAACAGCCTTCTGGGGGCTTTTGTAAATATGGCAGGAGGTGTGAAAAATTGAGAAAAAGAAAGTGACATGTCCTTATTGCGGACATCCGCAGAAGATACAGTACACTGCGGATGCCGTATGCAGAGGAATATTCATCCGGTGCCAGGCTCGGCACTGTAAAAAAGAATTTGAGATAAAGATCAGTCAGGACAAGTAGTGCCTTGTGTCGATGTCCTTGCAAAAAGAGGCAGGTGACACAAATGGCAGCTACAAGTGTAGGTGAGATCGGGCTGGACCTGGTCGTCAATCAGAATCAATTTCATAAGCAGATGTCCGGCGTGATGGGACTTGCGAAAAAGGCCGGGGTTACCATGGCGGCAGCATTTGGCGTGAAAAAGCTTGTGGATTTTGGAAAACAGTGCCTGGAGCTGGGATCGGATCTTCAGGAAGTACAGAATGTTGTAGATGTGACGTTTCCGTCTATGACAGCTCAGGTGGATAAATTTGCAAAATCGGCAGCAGCAAACTTTGGACTTTCAGAGACCATGGCAAAAAAGTTCACAGGAACCTTCGGAGCTATGGCTAAGTCTTTCGGCTTTTCAGAACAGGCCGCCTATGATATGGGGTCTACTCTAACAGGACTGGCTGGCGATATCGCGTCCTTTTATAATATTTCTCAGGATGAGGCATACACAAAACTTAAATCTGTATTTACAGGAGAAACAGAATCCCTGAAGGAATTGGGTGTTGTCATGACCCAGACAGCTCTTGACAGCTATGCTCTGGCCAATGGCTTTGGTAAAACCACTCAGGCTATGTCAGAAGCGGAAAAAGTGGCTCTCAGGTATCAGTTTGTGCAGAGTCAGCTGTCGGCGGCGTCAGGGGATTTTGCACGTACTTCGGATTCCTGGGCGAACCAGGTGCGTATTCTAAAGCTGCAGCTTGACAGCCTAAAGGCAACCATTGGCCAGGGCCTGATCAATCTGTTTACGCCGATTATCAAGGTGGTAAACACGCTGATCGGGAAACTGGCAACTCTGGCAAATGCCTTTAAGGCTTTTACAGAGCTGATCACAGGCAAAAAGAGCGGAGGTTCTTCTGCAGGAAGCCAGATCGCAGATATGGGAACTGCGGCGGCAAATGCAAGTACCGGAATGGAAAGCGCCTCAGCAGCAGCTGACAATATGGCTTCTTCAAACAATGGTGTTGCGAAGTCGGCTAAGAAAGCCGCAAAGGAAATGCGTGCACTGATGGGCTTCGATCAGATCAATCGGCTGGATGATAGTTCAGAGGGTGGTGATTCTGATTCTTCAGGACCCTCTGGCGGAGGGAATGCAGGAACTGGTGGAAGTGCTGTGGATTTTGGCAGCCTTTCTCAGGATGAGACGGTGATCGACAAGGTTGATAAAAGTGTATCGGCTTTGATTCAGCGCTGCAAAGAACTTGCGGATATTTTTAAAAGAGGATTCCAGATTGGGTTCGGGGATTCTGAAAATAAGATCGCATCCATACAGAAAAGTCTTGAAAATATCCGTAAGACTTTAAATGAGATATTTACAGATCCTAAACTGATTGAGGCTGCTAACCGGTGTGCGGATAAAATTGCGGAAGCACTGGGAAAGATTGTAGGCGCAACGGCAAGAATCGGTCTGACAGCAGCAGATAACCTGATCGGCGGATTTGAAAAATACCTGAAGAAAAGCAAGTCTTATATTCAAGAGAGAATAATCTCTTTGTTTGATGTATCTGGAGAGATTGCAGAGCTTGCAGGTGATTTTGCAGTAGCCTGTGCGGATATTTTTGATATATTTTCCGGCGAGGATGCCAAGGGAATTACAGCAGATATTATAGGTGTCTTTTCTGATGGTTTTCTTGGGATTCTTGATCTTGGAGGAAAATTCAGCAGAGATTTTCTGGGAATTGTTGTAACGCCTATAACTCAGAATGCAGATAAGATTAGGATCACACTTGAATCCGCGTTGTCACAAGTGCGAGTTGTCTTCGACACGGTTTACGCATCGGTTTCACAAACATTAGAAAAACTTAACCAGGTATATGATGAGCATTTAAAACCGTTCTTTGATTCTTTGGCAAAGGGAATTTCGGAGATTGTTGGAACAATTACAGATGCATATAATCTTTATATTGCGCCGGTATTGGATTATCTGGCAGAAAAATTCAGTACTGTGTGGGCGGAGCATGTTCAGCCTGCTATTAATGGGATTGCTGATCTGCTGGGAAAGGTTTTTGACAATCTGAAGGCTTTATGGGAAACGGTCTTAGTTCCTTTTGTAGAGTGGATTGTAAATACAATCATGCCTGTACTGGGACCGATCATTGCAGGAATCGGAGAAATCATTCTTGATCTCCTTGCGGTTGCCGGTGATGTGTTTAAAGGAATTTCAGATATTCTGGGAGGATTCCTGGATTTCTGCACAGGTGTCTTTACAGGCGATTTTGATATGTGCTGGAAAGGAATCGGGGAAATTCTGGATGGATTTAAGGTAATAGCCGGATCTGTATTTGATTTTCTGAAAAAATATATTTTTACACCATTTATGGATTTCATAAAAGGTGTATTTGCTACAGACTGGTCAAAGAGTTTTGGCGTATTTGGACAGGTGATTAATACATTTCTGGGTACAGTAAAACGTATCTGGGAAAATGTGAAGAAGGTATTTAGTGGCATCATAGATTTTATAACTGGCGTGTTTTCCGGAAACTGGGAACAGGCATGGAATGGAATCAAGAATATATTTGGAGGCGTTTTTGACAGCTTGATTTCTCTCGCAAAAACTCCTCTGAATGCAGTAATCGACATCATAAACAGCCTGATGGATAAACTAAATTCCGGGCTGTCTGCCATTGAAAGTGCATTTTCTTTCAGCTATGATTTTACCAATCCATTTACTGGAACCAGACACTATGGACAATATGGTCTATCCCTTCCAAGAGTACCCACCATTCCACATCTGGCCGAAGGCGGTTTCGTGAAAAGAAATTCCCCTCAACTGGCAATGATCGGAGATAATCGGCGTTACGGTGAAATTGTTGCTCCGGAAAATAAATTAAGAGAAATGGCAATGGAAGCAGTAAATGCAGTGGCAGGAACAAGGATTACCCGTGATGATTTTGAACAGATCATCAACCGTGCAGTCATGAGGATTCTTGCAGCTTTATCCGATATGGGATTTTACCTCGATGGAACACAGATTGCCAGAGCCAATAAAGCAGCGCAGGAGATTATGGATATTAGGTACAACACAGTGGGGATAGACTGATGGAAGAAAGAAAAATATTATGGTCAGGGAGTACGGTTCTCCCTGCACCAGTGAGTTTATCGGTAAATGATGAGATTATCTGGACCTCCGATACCGGGCGGACACTGGCAGGGTACATGGTCGGCGATCCAGTGGCAGAGAAAAAAACAGTATCAATCAAATGGGGAGTGCTTACGGAACAGCAGGAAGTGTTGATAAAAAATACTTTAGTTCCAGGGTATTTCCCGTTTTCATTTCATGACGATGGTATAGATGTAACCATACAGTCGTACAGAGGGACTTTATCAAAAGAGCAGCTGGGATGGCTCAGTGATGGCATTTTTTATTATAAAAGCGTATCCGTAGATATTATACAGAGGTGATTAGATGATTCCTACAACGAATGCATATAAAGAGGCAATTAAAGACAACAGAATATTGCATAATCAGGTAAAGATCCTCTTTTCTGATGGAAGTACAAAAACGGTAGAGGATACTGACCTTTTCCAGTTCAGTATCACGGATGAAGTATCAAACAACGGAAGCTTTGACATAGGATCTGCAATCGCAAAGCAGCTTGTTATCAGAATTGACAATACAGACGGGTCATTGACAAAGAAGAGTTTTTCCGGGGCAGAGCTCCGGCCAAGATCCGGACTTGAAATCAATGGAAAAACAGAGTGGCTGGATAAAGGGGTTTTTCATGCGGAGCCGGGTAGGGATACGGGAGATATTATCACGGTATCTGCCTTTGATGAAATGATATCATTCGATCAGCCGTATACCAAGAGTAAATTGGAATATCCTGCAACCTTGCGGGAAATCCTTCAGGATGCCTGTAGCTGCTGTAATGTGAAACTGTCTCCGGATATTGCGGTATTTGACAATTCTGATTTTGTTGTAATTGCCAGACCGGATGATTCTTCTCTGACTTTCCGCCAGGTGGTTCAGTGGGTGGCGCAGATTGCCTGTAAATATGCCAGGATCAATAATGCGGGACAACTTACACTTCAGTGGTACCGGATGGAACTTCTGGATCAGGAAGCTTCTGACCTACAGGAAAATACCGATGTAGTAAAAATGAACACGTTAAAAAGTGGGGGCCTGATAGAAACAGACGATGTGGTCATTACAGGAATCCGTGTTACAGAAGAAAACAAAAACAGTGAAGCTTCCGGTACAGAGACTGTTTATCAATACGGTGAAGACGGGTATGTGCTGGAAGTCACAGGAAACCGTCTGATTCAAGGGGGAAAAGGTAATCAGGTTGCAGAATATCTGGGGAAAAAGCTGAACGGCCTGAGGTTCCGTCCGCTGAATGTTATTTGCCAAAGTGATCCGTCTGTGGAATCGGGAGATATCGGACTTGTAACGGACCGCAAGAATAATGTGTACAAAACAATCATCACAGGAACTCAGTACAATGGCGGTGGAACCCAGAGCTTTACCTGCAGTGCGGAATCGCCAGTAAGAAAAGCCCTGACACGATACAGCGAAGCCACAAGGCTGCATAAAGAATTTCTCAATGGATTATCTCAGAATAAAACAGAATGGGAAAAGGCAATAGAAGATCTGAAGGATGCCATGATTACAGGGAATGGATTATATCCATTTACAGAAACTCTGGAAGATGGAAGCATGGTCCTGTATTTTGGAGATAAGCCTACCCTGGAAGAATCTACAATCCTGATAAAGTTTAATGCCAAAGGATGGGCAATGTCCACCAACGGAGGAGAAAGCTGGAATATTGGCGCACTTGTAGATGGAGAGATGATTACAAAAATCCTGAATACCATTGGGCTGAATGCAGACTGGATCAATACAGGGGCGTTTGTAGTTAAGGATGCGCAGGGACAGGTGTTGTTTCGGGCAGATACAGACGCAGGGAGAGTTGACATTGTAGCAGATACATTTTCTTTAAAAGGAAAAACAATTGATGAGATTGCTCAGAATAAACTTAATGCATTTATCAATAATGTGTATACTCCTGAAATAGAAGGCATCCAGGCGCAGGTAGATGGACAGGTTGAGACGTTTTATTATGACTACGAGCCTACCCTGCAGAATATTCCTGCGTCCCAGTGGATTACGGAAGCAGACCGTCAGAAGCATATGGGAGATTTGTTTTTCTGGAAGTCAAAAGGGTTTTCCTACCGTTTCCTGAAAGATGGTTATACGTGGAAGTGGCAGCTGGTAAAGGACACGGATGTGACAAAGGCGTTGGCGGATGCTGCTGACGCATTGGATACAGCTGATTCGAAACGTCGGGTTTTTGTATCTACTCCGCAGCCTCCTTATGAGATAGGTGATTTGTGGGTCCAGGGAAGTAATGGAGATATTATGCGCTGCCAGACTTCCAGGACATCTGGAAGCTATTCGTCTTATGACTGGGTAAAGGCCAGTAAATATACAGATGATACTGCTCTGAATACATTTATAAACGGAGAATTTAAGCAGCAGATAGAGGCGTTGGAGCAGCAGGCAGATAAAAAAGCAGAAACCTGGTATCAGTCAACGGATCCATCATACAGCTGGGGTACGTCTGAATTAAAAACAGAGCATATCGGAGATATGTGGTACAACACAGGAACACAAAGATATTACAGATGGAACGGAAGTTCCTGGGTAGAATTGACCATTCAGCCTCCGGGTTCTGTATTTGACAAAATAGACGGAAAGGCACAGATTTTTGTGTCACAGCCGAAACCTCCATATCATAAAGGAGATTTATGGATTACTTCCACACAGAATGGGCAGGCGGAAATCAAAATATGTATTTATGAAAGAGAAAGCGGCTATTACAGTTCCAGTGACTGGATTGATACAAAATATGTGGATATATCTGATGTTAATGGTGCGATCAATAAATACGATACCAGTCTTGGCCAGACAGAGGTATTTAATAAACTGACCAATGGAGGGCGAGATCAGGGAATCTTTATGAAAGATGGAATGCTGTGCATTAATGCAAATTATATATTGGCCGGAACTCTTGCCGGTAAATATATCAATGCAAAAGGCATCAGCGTGAAAAATATTTATAACCAGACCACGTTTTCTATTGACGACAGTGGAAATGTAAATATTAATGCCAGTACCTTTAGCCTGTCGGGAAATGCAGTTGCCACGGAATCTTATGTATCCAATAAAACAGCCCAGGCATTATCAGAAGCTAAGATCTACGCAGACCAGAAAACTGGAAATCTCCTGAAGGGAGCGGATCTCTCTACAGAGAGCTTAAATCAGTACTGGAATACCTCTGGATCCATCATGCAGGGACAGTCAGACCCGGACGGTGGAACAAAAGCTGTAAGATTGTATGGTACATCTGGGGATTGTTTTATATCTGCCAGGTACAGCAATAATAATCCGGTAAAAGCAAAGGGGCAGTACGAAATCCGTGTGTGGCTGAAATCAAACACATCACGCACGATAGTAGTCTCTCTTAACCGTGTAAGCTACAGCTGTGCATTAACCAGCACCTGGAAACAATTCCGGTTTATCGCACCGGTTACAACACCCAATACACAGGGGTACGAAAACTTTACAATTGGAGGATTTGCAAGCATCGGATCCGGAGCCTACGTCTACGTGTACAATCCTGAGGTGGTACACAGTTATTCACCGGCGGATATCCTTGCCATGCTTA